TCTGGGAAAGACGGCAAAATACAAAAGTACCTGAAAGACGAAGTTTCTCGTCTTATCAGAGACCTAAAAATTTAGGAGAATCGCATGTTAGATGCTATTAAACCACTATTAGATAGCGATCTCGTCAATGAGGACACTCGTACTGCTATTGCTGAACAATGGGAAGCAAAAATGGTAGAGGCCAAAGAGACAGTACGTAGTGAACTTCGTGAGGAGTTTGCACAACGCTATGAGCATGATAAGACTGTGATGGTAGACGCCCTAGATAAAATGGTTACAGAAGGCTTAGCAAGTGAAATATCTGCTCTTAACGAGGAGAAGAAAGCACTTGCTGGTGATCGTGTTAAGTTTCATAACAAGATGAAAGAAAATGCTGATAAGTTTAACGGCTTTTTAGTAAAACAACTTTCAGAAGAGTTAAAAGAACTACGCACAGATCGTAAGGTATCAAAAACAGGTTTTGAGAAATTGGAATCATTTGTTGTTGGTGCTTTGGCTGAAGAGATCAAGGAATTTGCAAGTGACAAGAAAGACTTAGTGGAAACTAAGGTTAGACTTGTTTCACAAGCACGTAATAAACTTGATAATCTAAAGAGCAAATTTGTAAAAGAATCTGCTAAGAAGATGGCTTCAACTGTATCTACGCATCTTAAGGCTGAAATGGGTCAACTTAAAGAAGACATTAAAATTGCTCGTGAGAACAATTTTGGTCGTCGAATCTTCGAAGCATATGCAACAGAGTTTGGTGCTACACATTTAAATGAAAATGAAGAAGTACGTAAACTTAATGCAAAAATTGCTAAACAAGATAAACAGTTGGCAGAAGCCATCAAGGTTCAAGACAAGGCGAAAGCACTTGTTGAGAGCAAAAATAACGAAATCAAAGTTATAAAGGAAGCCAATGAGCGTGATGCTACATTGGATGAGCTTCTATCTCCTCTTAATGATGAGAAGAGAGAAATTATGACTAACTTACTTGAAAACGTTCAGACATCTAGATTGAAGAACGCTTTTGAAAAATATTTGCCAGCCGTGATTAGTGAAACTAAAGGTGTTAAAAAAGCCTCAAATTTAACTGAACAAACTGGTAACAAAACTGCAAAGGTCGTTGAGAAAGCCGATATCGATTCAAACGTTATCGACATAAAGCGCCTAGCAGGGCTTTAAACTAAAAAAGGAGACATTTAATGTCACAAGAACTACTAGAAAGCCGTTGGGGTGAGACCAAAGAAGCCCTCCTAGAAGGATTACAAGGTGCTCGTCGCTCAACAATGGGTGTTATACTAGAAAACACCAAAAAACACTTGAAAGAGAATGCAACTGCAGGATCAACTTCATCTGGTAACATAGCAACTCTTAACAGAGTTATTTTACCTGTTATCAGACGTGTGATGCCAACTGTTATAGCCAACGAATTAGTTGGTGTCCAGCCAATGACTGGTCCAGTAGGCCAAATTCACACATTAAGAGTTCGTTACGCAGACGCAATGACTGACAACTCCGCAGCCGCAACATCAACAGCAGCTGGCGATGAGGCATTGTCACCATTCAAGATTGCAACCGCATACTCTAACAACACTGGAACAGCAACTGGTTACGGTGGAGCAAATACAGCAACATTAGAAGGTGTAGCAGGTAACAAGATTTCCGTACAAATTCTAAAGCAACCTGTAGAAGCAAAAACACGTAAGTTATCAGCACGTTGGACTTTTGAAGCAGCTCAAGATGCACAAGCAATGCACGGTATCGACGTTGAAGCAGAAATCATGGCAGCATTAGCTCAAGAGATTACTGCTGAAATCGATCAAGAGATTCTTTTATCTCTACGTACATTAGCCGCAACTGAGTTCACATACAACCAGGCTGCAGTATCAGGTACTGCTACTTTCGTTGGTGATGAGCATGCCGCTTTAGCAGTGTTAATAAACAGAACAGCTAACTTAATTGCACAACGTACAAGACGTGGTGCAGGTAACTATGCAGTTGTTTCACCAGCTTCATTAACAGTGTTACAATCAGCTACAACTTCAGCATTTGCTAGAACAACAGAAGGTACTTTTGAAGCACCAACAAACACAAAGTTTGTAGGTACATTAAACGGTACAATGAGAGTATTCTGTGATTCATATGCATCAGACGCTCAAGCAGTATTAGTAGGATACAAAGGTGCATCAGAAACTGACGCTCCGGCATTCTACTGTCCATACGTACCGCTAATGAGTTCTGGCGTTGTATTAGATCCGTCAACATTTGAGCCAGTAGTAAGTTTCATGACTAGATATGGATATATCGAGTTATCAAACACTGCAAGTTCATTTGGTAATGCCGGTGACTATGTGGGTGAAATTGCAGTAAGCAACTTATCATTCTCATAATATACGCTTAACTTTATTAAAAATAGCACCTTCGGGTGCTATTTTTTTTGACTATAAATACAATATGGAACTGCATATAAATTCAAGAGACCCTAAACTTGCAACATTTGATCCTGGCAAAATTTGTAACCTTGCCTGTTCAACTTGCGACGACTATTCCAGTACACGTTGGCAAGCAGTAAAAAATTTGCCGATTGTGTCTAATGCATTTAATACAACAATTGACGACTTAGACTTCACAGGTATTGAACATGTTGTTATTGGAGGTGGCGAGCCAATACTACATAAATCAACACATGCTTTATTAAAAAAGTTTAAAAACACTGATATGAGATTTCACATACACTTCAACGGCACAGTGAAACCAAGTTTAGAGTTTTTAGAAACATGTTCATATTATAAACGTCTCACTATTTGTTTTAGTATTGACGGAGTAGGCGAACACTTTGAATATCTTCGTTGGCCAGCAAAATGGCCAAAGGTTGTAAGCAACATTAAATGGATTGTGGAAAATGCTCCAGAAAATATAGAATTTGCAGTCAATATCACAATATCACATTTAAACAAAGATACGCATAAACTTGTTGAAGACTGGGCAAAGACAATCTTGCCAGACACGCATGAAATAACGTATAACCGTGCATACACAACTTTTAATGATTTTGATAGAGTTGATAAACTGCGTGGCACAAACTGGCGTAAAACATTTGATTCCATAAATACTGATGCACAATGATGTGTTTATGCAGACACAACTGCGTACCCGCTAGAACGGGAACTTTATAAGGAGAAAACAAATGGGAAGACCGTTAAAAATTGCAAAAAGTCTTACAAAAGACATTGCTTATAATAATCCAGGCGATGATTCAAAGCCGAGAATACCATCAGGTGAATTATATTATGGTGTAGTAGGTGGAAACGTTTCGCTTAGTAGCATAACAAATCCAATTACATCTACTAGAGTAAGACCAACAGGCGGAAGTATAACTGCTGAAGGCGAAGGTTTTATAATCAAACAAAAAGGCGCTTCAAAGTTTTTAGTATCAAGACTAGATGCATCTCAAATTGACCCTGCAAACGCAGTGGTTGGTTCAATTGTGAGAGTTACTGTAGTTGGTAATACTGATTGGGCTTCAATGGGTGCTGGTAAAGGTACAATCGCAGTAGGACATATTTTTACTGTAGAAGCAGCATCAAACGCATCCACCACAGGAAGAGTTGCAGAATGTGGAATATGCACATTAGCAAACCAAAACGATGGAGCACTGGGCACAGGAGAGATGACAGTAACTTACACTGATGTAGGTTCCGCAGCAGTACGTTTAAAGCGTTTTAGCAACAAGCATGGAATATCTTTTGCAGATGCTCCGGTATTGTTAAACTTTTTTAACATACTAGATGACACAGTTGTTATTGGTGGATCAGGTTCGTCTGCATCACCAAACACACGTGATTTAGTACAAGTTGAGAATCCTGACTTAGGTTAATAGGTAAGTTTTTAACTAACCAAACCCTTACTGTATTAAGTACAGTGAGGGTTTTTTTATGAGTGCGGCATTTGTTTTAGGAAACGGTAAGAGTAGATTGCGTGTCAATCTTGAGAAGTTATCTCCACTTGGCACAACCTATGGATGCAATTGGCTCTACAAGGATTTTACGCCAGATTGTTTAGTAGCAACCGACCGTCCCATTGCAGATCACATACAAAAAACTGGCTATGCACAAGAACATAGATTTCATACACGTAAACCAATTGTTGATCTTGGTGGTAAACATTTAAACAATCAATACAAAGGTTATAGTAGTGGCCCGAATGCGGCAGCACTAGCCTGTATTGATGGACACTCAGATATCTATCTTATTGGCATGGACTTAGGAACAACAAACGGAATGTTTAATAACATTTATGCAGATAGGCAATTTTACAAAAAAGCATTAGATCCACCAACGTTTCCAGGTAACTGGGTTAACCAAATTATAGAATTGGCAACAGAGCATTACCCAAATAGACAGTTTTACAGAGTTGAAAGCGTTGAGAGTGCAAGTGAAAAACGATTAGGGAAAATGACTAACATGAAAATTATGAGCATGGAGAGCTTTCTTGAAATGGTAAATACTGCTAGAGGCCCATTATGAACACAAAAAAACGAATTGACGGCGACTATTATATTGAAACCATAAACACTGGTGATCGTGTCATCATTCAAACCACTGCCGTAGCAGTGACTGGAAACTTAGAAGTTGCTGGAAACTTAACATATATCAATACAGAAGAGTTGGATGTTAAAGATCCATTTATAATGCTTAACAGCAGTAACACTTCGACTTATGGATCAAATTCGGGAATACTTACACACAAAACTGCTAGTTCATATGCAGGTATAAGATATAATAACAACACAAGTAGATGGGAACTTAGCA